AAAGGTAAGCTGAAAGCACAACGCGGGACGTGGGAATCACATTGGCAGGATTTGACAAATTTTGTTCTGCCTAACGATTCTGATTTTAATCTGAAACGTTCCAAAGGCGACAAGCGAACCACGCTTGTCTACGACAGCACAGCCATACACGCTAACGAAATGCTTGCTGCCGGTTTGCATGGAATGCTGACCAACCCGGCGTCCAACTGGTTTAGCCTTCGCATCAAAGACAATGATGATTTTTCAGATAACGCTGAAGCAAAGCAGTGGCTTGAAGAAACCACAAATGTAATTCTCTCAGAACTTTCTGCGCCAGCCGTAGCTTTTCCGTCTCACATTCACGAATATTATTTGTCTCTTTGCTCTATCGGCACGGCTTGTATGTTTATTGGTGAGCCAACAAAACGCGAAGGCATCAGCTTTAGAGCAATTCATATTGATGAAATATTTATTGCTGAAAACGCAGACGGAATTATTGACACGGTGTTCCGTTGTTTCAAGATGAGTGTGCGCCAGATTGTGCAGAAATGGGGAGAGAAGTCTCTGTCTCCGCGCATTCAAAAAATGTATGAGAATCAAGAGTTCGATAAAGAAGTAGAGTTGTTGCATTGCGTTTACCCGCGTGACGATATTGATAAGGGCAAAAAGGCAGCAACCATGCTGCCGGTCGCGTCGGTCTACATCGATGAGAAAGAAAAGCACGTTTTGGCTGAAGGCGGTTTTGATGAAATGCCTTTTATGGTCAGCCGTTGGTCAAAGACTGTTGGTGAAGTGTTTGGCCGGTCGCCTGCCATGACAGCGTTGCCTGACATCAAGATGCTTCAGGAAATTATGAAGACCACTATCAAAGCGGCGCAGAAAGTTGTGGACCCGCCGCTGCTGGTGCCGGATGACGGTGTATTGGGTCCGGTTCGCACCATCCCCGGTGGCTTGAATTATTATCGTGCATCTTCTGGTGCGCGGATTGAGCCTTTGCTTACTGGTGGCAACATTGGCCTCAGTTACGAAATGATGAACGATTTGCGTGAACGCATCCGTACAACGTTCTTCCTTGACCAGTTGCAATTCCAAGGCGCACCTCGCATGACGGCGACAGAGGTTGTTGAGCGCACAGAGCGCACGTTGCGGTTGCTGGGGCCGACGCTGGGGCGTCTTCAGTCTGAGTTCCTTGGCCCGATGATTGAGCGCATTTACGGCGTTTTGGTTCGCGCTGGTCGCCTACCGGAGCCACCTGAATCTATTGCAGAGCAAGAACTAAAGATTGAATATGTATCGCCTCTTGCTAGAGCGCAGCGCCAGACTGAGACGCAGGGGATTATGCGGACGCTTGAGTTTGTCGGGCCGATTGCTGGTATTGACCCCCAAGCTGCCCAGATTATCAAAGGCGCGGATACTGTTCGCCACATTGCGGAACTTAACGGCGTTCCGCCAATTTTGCTAAAATCTAACGATGAATTGATGGCAGAAATCCAAGCGCAGCAGGAAGCCCAAGCAGCGCAACAGCAAATGATGCAGGGCGCTCAAGTTATGGAAATGATGCAAAAGGGCGCGAATGTGGCAAAAACAGCAGGGGAGGCTGGGTTAAACCTTGTCCAAGGTTAGCAAAGACGACTTTCGATTTGTCTTCGGATCAGAAGAAGGCAAGCGAGTTCTTTCCCATATTTGTCGTGAGTGTGGTGTTCTGCGGCCTTCGTTTGTTCCGGGCGAAGCGCTGGAAAATGCTGCCTTTAACGAAGGCATGAGGAATGTCGCGTTAATGATTCTCACGGCGCTTGATGAAACCCCGGAACGTTTCTTAGAACTTTCACAGGAGATTGGGGCCAATGCCTGACGATATCGCACCTGCCGAAACGGCAGATAATGCAGAAGCAGTTAGTGAGCCGACACAGACTACAGAGACCAGCGACGATAATTGGCGGTCGTCGTTGTCAGAAGACCTTCGGGACAATCCAAGTTTCTCGAAATTCAAAGATGTGGATAGCCTAGCGGCATCCTACGTCAATCTGCAATCTCACCTTGGGCGAGATAAGATTGCAAAGCCAGTTACGGATAGCGATTGGGATGACGTCTACGAGTTCCTTGGTCGCCCTGAAAGCCCTGAAAAATACGAAATTGAACTGCCGGAAGATTTGCCAGAAGAAATTGCTGGTCAGTTTAGCGATGAAACGCTTTCGTCGTTTAAGCAGGAAGCGCACAGGCTGGGCCTTAACGCCGAGCAGGTCAAAAGTCTTGTAGCATGGCAAGCTGGCAACATGAGCAATCAACATGAAGCCTATAAAGGCATCATTGACCAATCTATGCAACAGGGCGAAACTTCTTTGCGTCAGGAGTGGGGTCGTGCTTACGATCAAAACTTGGAGTTTGCCCGCAAAGCATTTGCTGAATACGGCGGCGACGAATTGGCAGCGAAAATGGAATCCACTGGCATGGGCAATGATCCTGATGTTCTTCGGGCGTTTGCTAATATTGCCAAGACGACAATGGCCGACAAGGATTTGGCTGGACCGTCCGGCGGAACGCAGATGGCGTTGACGCCAGAGGAAGCTAGGGCTGAAGCGGCGACAATTATGTCTCACCCGGCCTATACAGATAAGCGGCACCCGGAACATAATTCTATGGTTAAGAAAGTTCAGGCACTGTTCAATCAAGCGTACACTGATTAATTATGGACCAATATGTCATTAAGCTAGAATGTCTGAAACTTGCTCAGACCGGAAGCCCTGATGTAACAGTGAAGGCTGCTCAGATATATTATGATTGGGTAACTAAAACTGACAAGCCAAAGCTAGGTCGTCCGCCTAAGAAAGACTAAAGAAAACCCCGTGTAACGCGGGGTTTTTTTTGCTATTTGCACATTCACAAAAATAAGATACAATCAAGTTGCCTTTCTATAGGTGGACAATTCCTTGCGGAACCCGCACAAGCACGAAGGCAGCTTGGGCCGTCCCAGACGACAACCCTTAAACTACTGTTTTAACCCTTTAGGAGAGATCCGTATGTCTATTCAAGTGACAACGGCCTTCGTCGAACAGTACAGCGCCAACGTCCAGCACCTTGTCCAGCAGGACGGGTCTAAGTTGCGTGGTTTTGTTCGCGAAGAAGCCGTTACCGGCAAAAATGCCTTTTTCGAGCAGATTGGTGCCACGTCCGCACAGCGTCGGACGAGCCGCCACAGTGATACCCCCAGAGTTGACACCCCTCACGCACGTCGTCGCGTTAGCCTTGAAGACTTTGATTGGGCCGACCTCATTGATAATGAGGATAAAGTGCGTATGCTCATTGACCCGACTTCTGATTATGCCCGCGCAGCGGCCATGAGCATGGGTCGTGCGATGGACGAAGTTCTGATTGATGCGGCCCTTGGAAATGCTTATACCGGCGTTTCTGGCGGAACTTCCGTTGCAGGTCAGACGCCTATTGCTGCTGGTGCTACCGGACTTACGCTTGCCAAGCTGCTGTCGGCAAAAGAGACGATGGACGGTGACGATGTTCCTGAAAATGGTCGCGTCATTGTTTGTACGTCTGAGCAGATCAGCGATCTCTTGAACACGACTGAAATCAAAAGTTCGGATTTCAATACTGTCAAGGCACTTGCTCGCGGTGAGATCGATTCGTTTCTAGGATTCGAATTTGTATCCGTAAACGGTAAGCGTATCGACGGCACCAAGCTGGTCCCTGTTGATGGTTCTAGTGATCGCCGCTGTTTTGCATTCCAGAATGAAGGTTTGCTTCTTGGCGTCGGTGCTGACATGACAACGAAGATTTCGGAACGTGCGGACAAAAACTATGCAACGCAGGTCTTTTGCTCAATGAGCATCGGCGGCACTCGCATGGAAGAAGCCCGTGTTCTTGAAATCCTTTGCGCCGAATAAGGAGGGCATAGAAAATGACTGTACTTTATAGCGCAGAAATGGCTGGACTCGCCGCAGTTCCAGTTAGCCTTCCGTCTGGTGGAGTTGTCGATGGTAACGTCCGCGTAAAGCGGGCCACTGTCACGCTTGCTAGTCAGACAACCTCGGACACCATCGTTATTGCGAAGGGAACCGAAGGTGAGTCGTTCCTGTACGGCGTCGTCAACACCGACACGTCGTTGGGTTCATCGCAGATTGCCATTGGCGTATCTGGCGCAGTTGCTAAATACAAAGCAGCCGCCGTTCAGACCGCTACCAATGCTCCGGCAATCTTCGGTGTAAACGCTGGAACTGCTACGTTGACTGCAAGCGAAGAAATCTTCATCACGATTTCGGCTGCAAACCTGCCAGCTTCAGGCAATCTTGTTGTGGATATGTACTTCTCCGCAACGTAATAAGGCTGGGGAGGCTTCGGCCTCCCCATACTTTACTAAGGTGACAGCATGGCGACTTCTGTTGTTCAGATTGTAAACAATGCCTTGGTCAGGATTGGTGCGAACGCCATTCTAACATTGACTGAAGACAGTGAAGCGGCGCGTGCCGCTAATCTTATCTATGAGCAAGTTCGAGATGCTTGCATTCGCGACCATGTTTGGAACTTCGCTGTCAACCGCGTCGAATTGGCACAGAATAGTACAGCTCCAGCTTTTGAATTTGCTTACCAGTACAATCTTCCGTCTGACTGCCTTCGGGTGTTGCAGATGGAAAGTATGGATATGTTTTACCAGATTGAGGGCGGAAAACTGCTGACCAACGAGGGCACTGCCAAAATTTTGTATCTGGCCCGCGTTGAAGATGTTAACCTCTTTGATTCTATGTTTGTTGAGGCTTTGTCTGCTCGAATTGCTGCTGAGTTGGCTGTTACGTTGGCAGAAAGCAATACGCTTTACACAAACATGATGGAAATCTACCGGCAAAAACTTTCTGATGCTCGGTCAATGGACGCACAGGAAAGCGGATACAGAGAAATTATTGCTGACACTTGGTTGGACAGTCGTCTTAATTACGCTGGCGGGCAAACCGTAAGCGTAAACGGCACATATTAAATGCCGCGTTCAGCGCCAATATTCACTAATTTTACGGCTGGCGAACTTTCGCCGCGACTTGAAGGCCGCGTTGACCTTCAGAAATATCCCAACGGCTGTCAAACGCTTGAGAATATGATTGTGCAGAAGCACGGTCCAGCATCTCGCCGGGGCGGTTTTTATTTTTCTGCCGAAGTTAAGGATAGTAGCAAGAAGACCCGGATACTGCCATTTGAGTTCAGCGCCACTCAGGCATATATAATTGAGTTTGGCGATCAATACATTCGGTTTTATAGGAATTACGGTCCGATATCGTCTGGTCCGTTTTCTGAAGTGTTTGACACGCCTTTTTCTAAAGGCAGCGCATACGAGATATCAACTCCATATCTTGAAGATGAATTGTTTGAGTTAGTTATCACTCAGTCTGCTGACGTTTTGTATATAGCGCATCAAAACCATGAGCCGCGCACGTTGTCCCGACTCGGAGACACAAACTGGAGTTTAGATATCATCCAGTTTTTAGATGGCCCATATGAGCCTGTGAACGCCACAGAGACGACGTTGGGCCTTTCGGCCACTTCAGGCACCGGGGTAACAGTAACCGCTTCAGCGGCGACCGGAATTAACGACAATGCCGGTTTTCTTTCTACGGATGTAGGTCGCTTAATTCGTTTTGAAGATACCAATAACGATTGGACATATCTGGAAATTACAGCCGTTGTAAGCACAACAATCGTCACGGCTGATTTTATAGGTCCAGACGCATCCGCAACCACTGCCGTAACCGGGTGGCGACTAGGCGCGTTTTCTGAAACAACCGGCTATCCATCTGTCGTTACGTTTTTTGAGCAGCGCTTAGTTTGGGCGGCGACAACGAGCCGACCGCAATCTATGTTCTTTTCTGTGTCTGCTGATTATTACAACCACGCTCCCACAGACAATGATGGGAACGTTTTGGACGATAGCGGGTTTGTTTACACTATTGCGACCGATCAGGTGAATACAATCCGCTGGATGAGGGCCGGTAAGGTGTTGTCCGTAGGCACCGCTGGCGGCGAGTTCATTGTTTCGCAAGGCGACCAAAACAGCCCGCTATCACCAACAAATACCCGCGTTGTTCGTCAGACTACGTTTGGCAGCGCCGCAGTAACGCCTCCGCAAGTGGGCAACTCCGTTCTGTTCCTGCAACGTGCTAACCGTAAGGTTCGTGAATACGTTTATCAGTTTGAAAGTGACGCATACACCGCGCCCGATCTAGCCATTCTTTCGGAACACATTACGGAAGGCGGGATTGTTGATATGGCGTATCAGCAAGAACCAGACAGCATTGTCTGGCTGGTTCGGACAGACGGCGTTCTTGTCGGCATGACCTATGAGCGGGCACAGGACGTCGTGGGTTGGCATCGTCACATTATAGGTGGGGCAGACGCTAAAGTTGAAAGCGTTGCGGTCATCCCAAACACGACCGGAAGCCGAGATGATTTGTGGGCGGTGATCCAACGCACAATCAACGGTCAATCAGTTAGGTATATTGAATTTCTAACACCGGGTATGCCTGAAGTTACAGTGAACACAACAGACGCCACATATCTTGATTCCATGCTTACTTATACCGGCGGCGCGGTTTCGGCGGTGTTTGGCTTAAGTCATCTTGAGGGTCAAACTGTTTCGGTGTTAGCAAATGGCGCTGCCCATCCAGACCGCACGGTTTCAAGCGGGTCAATAACGCTAAACGGCTCTTATGAGGTTGTCCATGTTGGATTGCCTTATACATCTACGCTGCAAACTATGCGTATTGAAGCAGGAGCGAAAGATGGAACGGCGCAGGGTAAGAAGAAGCGCATTGCTCGAATTACATACCGGCTTTTTGATACGCTTGGATTAAAGCACGGCCCAAGCGCAGATCGTCTGGATATTATCCCTTTCCGGTCCAGCGCAGACGACATGGACGAAGCACCGGCACTGTTTACCGGCGACAAAGAGGTGGAATTTCCGCGCAACTGGGACAAGGACGGTTATATTTTCTTAGTGCAGGATCAGCCGCTTCCGTTTACTATTCTGGCAATTATGCCAGAACTTAATACGACGAAGGTTTGATATGTGTACTGGACTTGAAATTGCTGCGCTTGCTACTGCCGCCGCAGGAACGGCTGTCAGCACAGTCGGCGCAATACAGCAGGGCAAATCAGCGCAAAACCTTGCAAATTACAACGCGCAGATTGCTCAGAACGAGGCCATTGCAGCGCGCCAGAAGGCCGAGTTTGACGCCAAGGCGCAGGAACGTCAGGCAAGGTTGTTCGCGGGCAGTCAGCGGGCCTCTATGGCCTCCACAGGCGGTGAATTGCTGGACATGGGCGACGTTCGGGATATGAGCGCGGAAGAAGCCGAGCTTGAAAACCTTGCAATCCGATACGGTGGCGATATGGGCTTTCGGGCAGGGCAGCAACGCGCGCAGTTAGCAGGTTTTGAAGGCGCAGTAGCGAAGCAAAAAGCGACAGGGCAAGCTGTGGGGTCTCTTTTAACGGGTGCGTCTTCGACTGCTAGCATGGGCGCGAAATATTCATAAGGTTTTTGAAAAATGGCAATGGTTCCGAAATACACAAGCAAAGCATCTGTTCCCGGCAGCACCGGAATGCAGGCCATTCCCCTGTCTCTGGCAACAAGCCCGCTTTCCGGTGTTGGCGAAGGGCTGACAAAGGTCGCAGGGCAGCTTGATGCGGCTGCAACGCGCATCCAGAACCGTGAGGATATTATTAGCTCTGCCGTGGCTAACGACGAGTTTGAACAAGAAACATTAAAAGATTATAACGCCACGATTGAAGCTGGGAATGTTCTCGACCCCAAACTAAACACGATTGGCAATTTTAACGCTGGAGTCGAACAGCGAATTATGCAGACCGTTAATAATTTTGGCGGGAGCGCAAACGCAAAAGCGCAGCTTGAGGCAACTTTACGGGGCCGCGCTGGTCAATACGCTAATCAGATGATCATTTATCAAAACACTGAGCAGCGCAAATTTATAACTGGGAAAGCCCAAAACGAAATCGCGCCTATTGCCGCGATGGTGGCCAAAGACCCCAAAAATTTGCGTAATTCGTTCGATCAGGTTGACGCTATTGTCAACAAATATGCAGAAGCGCTGGACCCCGCATCAGAACGTAGCCTTCGTGACGCCGGACGCTCCGCAGTTATGGAGCAAGGCGTCGTTGGATTACTTAATCGCGGCGCTTGGCAAGACGCACGGGCCTTGATTTTAGACAACCCGGTCCTTGGAAAATATCTCGACCCGTCAAAAAGGGATCAATTCAACACCCAGATAGCTAATTTTGCACAGGCTGAAAACAAGACTCGCGTTGAAATGGCGGGGCGTGAGGCCACGGTTAACCGTCTTATCGAAAGCGGCCTTCAAGTTGATCCGGGCAAGGTCATGAACTTTGTCGTGGGGGCAGACCTTGCTCCTGATGCGACGCTGGGCGAAAAAATTGCGCGTAACGCAGCCGATCTTGGCATTAGCGACGAAGAACTTAGCAGGATGCCTCTTCCTCAGAGAATTGGGCTGGCTGGTGATCCAAATATTAAATTTGAGGTTCCGGTGGTTGACTACAACAAAGACCGACTTCCTAACGGGAAACTTTCAGTTCAAGGCGCTAACAAAGAGGCTGAAAAATGGCTTTCTCCTGTTTTTGATATGTACAAAAACATGGCCGATGTGCAATCACAATATGATATGTGGAAAGCTGGAAACAAAGCAGCTGGGCTTGGTGTTCTGAATTTTTATCTTAAGATGATCGATGATGGCGCAGTTGTGCGAGACTCTGACATTAAGTTAGCTGGCACAACGCTTTCTGCGTCAGCTAGATTCAGGTCATATATAAGCTCTCTGGCCCAAGGCGAAGCAGTTGCGGACAGCCTAGTTGAAGAAGCGTACGCAGCGTCTCAGGGGTTCAAGGAAGTTGGCATTGATCTAACAAAGGGCATCATAGATGACCTTTTGGCGGAAACTGGATACAAACCAAACCAAATTGGTATGCGAGGACAAACATATCAGGTTCTTTTTGAAGGTGTAAAAGCCACTCCGAGAGTTCTTTCCGGCGGCGCGGCCGCCGCCCCTGCTGCTGACGCTCCCGGCGCACCAGTCGTCGCTGGTGGTTCGCCAGCAAAACCGACTGAACCCGGTGTTGTGGTTATAACGCGAAATGCTGACGGCACACTGAATATGGGCGACTGATAACATGGCAGAGCCTCAAACATTAGACCTTCTTGGTGGTCAAATTGATATGGATCAGGTTGCTGGTGCGCTTTCTGCGTTAATCCCGCAGCAAGAGCAGGCATTGCCAACCGAAGAGGTAGAGCCGGTTCAAATGGCTTCTGCTGAAGTGCCTGCCGAAGTTCCTGCTGAACAGGCACCTGCGGAACCTGCGCCAACAGAACCCGCTTCTGTAGAGCCAGCGCCTGTAGAACCAACGCCTGTTGCACCAGCCGCAGTGCCGCAAGTGAAGATATTTGAATATGAAGGGCAAAGGTTCCGTCTTCCAGCGGATGTGACCCAAGAAGAGCTTAATCAAATCATTTCCCAACACGAAAGCACCCCAGCATACGCCGCCCAAAAGGCTCAGAGGGACAAATCTTGGGAACGGGAAAACATCGACAGCGAAAGCGGTGCGCCAGCTTCGGTTAGAGCTATGGTCGGAGAGCTAGAAACCGCGGACGAAAAGCTGGCAACATTAAACAACTATTACCCCGGAACAGTTCCGTACGGTGAAGACAATTTCCTGTTTTTTGACCCAGACACCAAAAAATTTACGCTATACAACCCGCCGGGACTAGATTTAGGAGACTTCGCTAGTCTTGCCAAAACAGGTTTTGAGGTAGTTGGCGGAACGCTGGG